TTAGATACATCGAGACCATTTATATTTAATTTAATCTTATTTTCTGGTGATGTGAGTGCACCATCTGTAGTTGTATCAGACGATGCGAGGTACTTCACTGGGTGATTGAATGTGAGATCCTGAACGATGGTGCCCGAGGCGAAGTTTTTCTGTACCTGAGTGATGAGAAGATCGTGTTTCCGAGAAGCGATGTTCCCACGCTCCTCGTTATCGAGGTAATAATAATTGGCGTAGCACTCTACGTTATAATTAGAAGCCGCAGTCGCCCAGTGAATACGAATCTCGACGTTGTGGTAATTCAATGCTACGAGGGGGATTGCACATTGGGGTCCCTCGCAGAAGAAGAAACGGAGTGGATAAAAGTACGAACGTGCGCTCACACCCGGGTGTGTACCATTTGAACTCTTGGACACATTTTGAGCGAACGTGTCGACGGCGATCTTTTCTGTGAATATTGAATCTTGTGAATCAATAAGTGACCCCCCCATATAGAGCTCCACTTTATCAATGATCGTGTCCCACCGTTGAATGTCGAGGGCTTTGGTGGTATCATCGATTGTGAAATAGACGTACCCGAGAAGATCACCCGCTCGTTCGAATTGAACGCTGGACATTGAATTATTTTTCACAGCTCCATGGATCGTTTGTTTTTCGATGGATTGTGAAAAGTTGGAATGCCTCTTAAATGTAGAGGTAAAAAACGATATTTCGGGTTCACCCATTATATGTTCATCTTGGGCTCCGATTGCGATCAATTGGACAATACCCGCGGACATTTATAATACTATGAGGTAAAATTTAAACCTCTTTTAATGCCCTGGAAGGTTTTTGTTCTTACACGTAAATCTGAATATAAAATAATTTTCGAGTGTACCGGTAATTGGAAGACCAGTCTGATCACGAAGTGTAATATTAAGCCGTGAAATTTTCCGAATGGGTGTGATATATTGTTGTACCACGGGGTAATTATTTTTAAAATTGAATCGCCCAGACCCGTCATCTAGGATAGTTCCGAATGCCCTGTTAAGTGGTGACTGTGATGATTGACCATATAGTTCATTTGTTGCACGCTGTGTAAATTGTGAGTCTAATTCTTGAACAGAAATGGAACACACGTTGGAGGTAGATGAAGGTCTCACCTGAGCTGCGACCAGTCGGACTTGTACAACGTTCTCGAGCTCCTGTTGTAAGTGTACAGTGAACGTACTTTTGTCCGATTGTCCAATCGTGTCCACCAGAACCGTGTGATATTCTTGTTCGAGGTCGGGAATTATAGAATTCGATGTGACGAGAGCCATTTATAATAGCTTAGATTAAAACGCCACCGATTCCGTCCGAGATTTGATAACTAGCGGCATCGCTCGCCATTTTTTGACTACCACACACACCGACATTATCGATAGTGTATGCATCGGAAGTCTGTTCGGACCCCGGTAGGCATTGTGTTCCCCGGGGGAGGGTGAATATGGACCCACCATTACCAACTGACGTGATTGATATCGTCTTAGGTTGGTACATACTTTTCTTGGGCATCATAAGAGATATGATAGTGAGAAGAAATAGAACACCAAGAATAACTTTGAGAGTCAAACGGTCGGTATTGTTAAGTTTCATTTATTATCTACTGATATTTTTTTTATAAAGTGCGTTAAAGAAAAAAGATTAGTTTCAATATAGAAAGTAATGGACGGTGAGATCATTCTTAATAGAAATGATAAATCCGTCGTGAAACTTGACGATGACGAGATGGCGATGTTTAACGAAATTCAACTCGACTTTCCCAAACCCCAAGTGATGCGTCGCTCACCCGAAACGATGCAGAATACTAGGCAATCGGTTCCACAACAATATCAGTACGCTGATACTCAGGAGGATATGGACTCATTCGCGAACCCAAATAAAACGAGCGCCCCTTCACCACCACAACCCGAGGATCCCATAGACTATGGTGAATATGAAGATGAACCCCAAATGGGAAACGGGGGTATGGGTTACGAAGGCGGAGGCGACTTTGCATCTGAAGAACCCGAACAACCGTCCCCGGGGTACAAAACGATTGATGAGGAGAAGGCGGATCTCGTGAACAAACTCGGTCGACTAGAAAAGAAGGGATTTACGATTAACAAACGAATGAACGTATACTCCAATATCGACGACTTGCGCACGGAAGTTAAGCGTATCACTTATAGTATTGACGTTGATAAATCACTGAAATTCTCTAAACGTATGTTGATTGCTTGTGTGACTGGTTTAGAATTTATGAACAAGCGATACAACCCCCTCGATGTTCAACTCGAAGGTTGGTCGGAAAACATCATGGAAAATGTTGACGATTACGACGAAGTATTTGAAGAGTTGTACGTGAAGTACCGAACGAAGATGCATGTCGCGCCAGAAATCAAACTGGTAATGATGCTCGGTGGAAGTGCGATGATGTTCCATCTCACGAATAGTATGTTCAAACAAGTGATGCCCAACATGAATGATGTCATGAAACAAAACCCAGACCTGGTACAAAACATGATGAGCGCGGTCCAAACGACTATGGTGAACGGTAAGAACCCTTCTCCACAACAAAACACCAGTGGTAGTGGTGGGCGCCACGAAATGCAGGGGCCCGGGCTAGACATTTCAAGTCTCATGGGAAATATCATGATGCCCCCCAACCCCGCGGTGAGTACGTCGGCTTTCAACCCACCAGCATTCGACGATGACGACGATGATATTTCCGATATCGTATCTGTCCAGGGTGTGGACGCACCTGAAGATGAAAGTGATGTGAAGCAGGTGAAAATTCCCGCGGTGAAAGCTAAACGTGGTGGGCGTAAGAAGAAGGTTGAAATTAATTTGTAAACATAGAATAAATGATAGGGTACAGTCCCATCGATTTTGGTGACGACCCACCACCTTCTACTGATCAGAAGAAGGTGGAGTATAGTGCGTCTAAAAATAAACAGCAAGCACCAGCTATCATGGACGATAACACGGAATGTAATTACGTTGTTATGTTCTTCATAGTAGGTGTGATTGCTCTCGCTGCGATGGACTCGATTAAGAAGTAAGTATTATGAATGTACCGCGTGACAAAACATCACGTGTTACATTTTAGCGTTTCGAATCTACGTAATACCAGGTAACCGCTACACGTTTCGTACCGTTGGTTACCGGATTTCCCTGATGAAGATAGCACCAGTTCGATGGGAATATGATTGCATCTCCCTTTTTCGGTTTAAATGTTTTATGAGTAAACGCTGTTCCACCACCTTCAAAATCATCTGTTAAATATAAAATAACTGATATTTGTCTGTGATACTCGCGTCTCGCCTGTACAGTCCCCTGATCGTGGTGAAATCCGTAATACTGCCCCTCCGTGTATTGAATTATACGTATATCTTCTCGCCACGATGTCGTGTCATTGGCTCCGGGTAATGGGTGATTATTGTAACCTGAATGTATTTGGAGTATTTTTCTTTTATATTCATCGAGAGCTGCATTTATTTTTCCATGTACCATTTTGGTAATATCTTCATTTTCGGGTAGAGTACATTCAATACTCGTTCGACTCGAAACTATTTTTGAATTTTCACCGTTAAAGGTTGTACTTCGTATAAAGGAGAGTTTTTCGTCGGTATACATATTCAAAGCATTTACTTCATCTTCGTTGAGAACTGGAATGATTTGAATAAGATTATCCATGATTATATAGCCTGTACACCCTTTAAGCATTTTCTAAAGCCGATACACGTTTTTCAAGATCAGAGTTTATCATTTTTTCGATATTGAGTTCATTTTTCAACTCTTTGATGGCTTCGACAAGAATACCAGCCATATTACCATACGCTATAGAGTGATATCCATCTTTATCGGTGACAACAGCTTCTGGAAGAACTTTCATGACTTCTTGTGCGATAAGTCCCGTATATTTTACATCTTCATCCTTACGTTTAAAAGTATAACCATTGATTTTTTCAACTTTTTCCAGTGCGCGCTCTATTTTGTTGATATCCTTTTTATGCCTAATGTCTGAATAAGCGGTGACATTTCCAGAAGCGGTGAGACTCCCGATGATAGATACACCATCGTTGGTTGTCTCCAGTTTATTGCCTCCATTGAAATATAGTCTCACGTATGAATTTCTATAACAATAGATCATCCACTCATTATCGAGGTCGTTAAAGATACCACACCTATTATCATCTGCACTCATGAATACGTATCGTCCATTTATAGAATACCCTTCCCAACCACCTGTCCCTTCTCCAGTTGTTTGCACCGTTCCGTAGCTACCCGTTACACTACTTGTGAGAGGAAGACTAGAACCCCCAGAACCCGGAGGACCCGTAGGACCCGTAGGACCCGTAGGACCCGTAGGACCCGCAGAACCCGCAGGACCCGGAGGACCAGCCACCGTCGAGTTATTACCAGACGGACCCGGAGGACCAGGGGGGCCGTTCGATCCTGCCGGTCCTGCCGGTCCTGTCGGGGCTATTTCAAATACGGAAATTGTGGTCCCGCTATAACTTTCGTTAAATCTAATAGTTCCAGAACCCTGACGCCCACGTGCGCTATACGAATACGTACCTACACTGACAGTGTCTAAAAAGTGCAACGCAACTGATTTGTTGGTGCCAGCTGACGTCCCGGGGTGGACCGTAGTCGGTGTACCTATAGGGTATCCATTCCTATAAATTTGTGCAAACACCCACTCACCTGTATTATTTTGGGGTTGACAATCTGAGGTTACTATAATTAACACGGGATTTCCTGTTGTTGTTATATTGACCGTACCGCTAAATTGAACGGGTACCGTCGTACTATACGTGTCTACCTGGGGTGAGGACGTACTGGTTGCAAAATTGGGTGGACCCCCACCACCACCACCAGATGCACCCGGTCCGGACATCGACCCTCCTATATATAAATCCCCAACTGCCATACCCGCATAATTTGACGTTATAGTTTGAGAATTATTTTCTGGGTTTGTTTCCGTCTGATAAGTAGAAGATTGCCCCTGACCAACTGGACAAAGAAGTCGTAACCACCCATCATTACCGGGTGCAAATGTATACATGTCACCGTCCGACGGTATAGCACTGTTCAAAGCAGTTGCTGCATAGCCTTCACCGACAAAACCAGCCGATGACCCAGCAATTAAACGAAGACCTGCTTGTACTCGCGAATTTGAAGTCCCTGTACGTATAGAGACGAGCTGTCTCGGCTCATTTGCCATGGGGTTACTACTATAATACGTCATACCACGTTGACCACCGAACGGGTTATTCATATCCGTGATAGATACACACGGAGATTCGCGGTATTTGTGATTTCCTTGACTTGATTGTGCGGATTGTATTTGAAATTCGATTTTAGGTGCTTTTATACGTACTCGATCACCGAAAAAATCACGTTTATTCCAATCAGCATCCTGGACAGTGTCACCAAAAGGTGTATGAAGTTCACTATAAAATTTCGAAATCAAAAGTTCGTTATCGTGTTTGTAACCCGTAGCCGATGTCGAACCAGTATATACAGCGTCGTGTGTACCTAACCATCTGGATTCTAGAGTGGTAGCTGCTTCAGTGGTATTTTCACCTTTTCGACCACCAAATTTTATACGTGCGTGATCGACAGAACCACCCGAAGACCCCACCGTCAAATTATCACATTTTACATACCCTTCAAATAAACTATTTCCACGGAACACACTCGTTAACCTATAACGATATATAACTATTAGACCCGTCCCCTTCCCGTTATTGGTTGCAGGTGTTGTATTATTTCCTGCCCCGCTAGTTATACCAAAAGCTTCTGGGTAAGCTGGGTGTGATATCACACAACTAGCACCGTTATGCGCAGCGCTTCTATACCCACTTAAATACCCTTTACCCCCAACAATGTTCGGGATATGTGCTGTCGTACCGAACTCTATCGTATTAGGTCCCACCCCCGAGCCACCTGTCCGTACTATTGGACCAGCTGGGTAAAATGTCGTGCCAGAGAAATCGTACGGGATAATCGAATACGAATTTTCACGACTTCCAACAAATAAACGCGAGCCATCTTCACTCATAGATATATTCCATGAGGCCCACGATCCATTTTGTCTCACGAATGACCACGGTCCACCTAACGAAGGTGTGGTATTATCATCACGACTTGCCATGGGTTCATCGTATGCACTCGAATCTGTATTTAAAACGAAATACCGTGTATCACCGTGCGCTGCCTGAGCAGCATAACTTACATCCTTATACCCCGGGGATCCAGCGGAAACGCGTTTCCCATCGACCGATATAGAAACAGACCTACCAAACCCTGGAAGAGACGAATATATACAATTCCAAGCGGACATGTATGTATACCCATCCGGATTATGCCCTTTTATATCCGACCCAATTTGTGTGACACCTGTACTCCAACTCCCACCGTCTAGAGATTTAAGCACGCGTATATTCCCCACTTGAAAATTGGGAAAAATAAACCCATCTCCCATATCGCCTGCATTTGCACCATAGGGTGATCTATTGTAATGATGAAGAAAACCATTCTGACTATCCGGATACCTGAGCGCTCCAGTGGCGTTGCCATCGACTACGGTACCCGTATTGGGATACTTGTACACCGAGTACGGGTGACCAGCGGAAACGTTACCATCGTTTGGTAACTGTTGCGTATTACACGAATACGATGTTGAACCCGTATAATGTGGTCCGACAGTCGATATTGTATGTTCACCTAAATGGTGTGAAACATTACCAGGTGTTGTCGTCCCTGCTTGTGTACTCGATTGTATTTCAGCGATTTCGGTTCCTGGTGCCCCAACCACAATATGACCCCCAAACCCGGACATTTTAACCGAATACCCATACCCATTGAATTTACTGTATAGCGTTATACGTGTCGACCCCCCAATAGTTACAGGTACATCGTTAACCATATTCGTTCCAGAATTTGAATATACTTGTGTGAACTGACCACTCGCTTGTCGTTCGTACACATATATAGTATTTACATTTGGTGCACCAACAACGAATCGATCAGCTCTATCACCAGCTATAGAAACGCAGTGTCCAAAGGAATCGTAAGATGTACTAATTGTTTGTACAAGAGTAAACAGATTATTATTACCGATGTCGTATACGTATACAGTATTTATTTTCGGTGCACCCACTATGATTCGTTCTCCATCATAATTCATCGAAACTGATTCGCCGAACCAGCCAGCAGCACTGGGTCCGTTTATTTGTTGAAGAGATGTCCACGTAGAACTAGATTCTGACCAATCATATATCTGAATATACCCCCGCCCACTATTCCAATTTGGACCACCACCTACGATACGCTCTCCTTCAAAGTCTGTATCAAGTCCTCTACCGAATTGTGAATTTTCATCCCTCCCGTATATATTACTATAGTGTTGATCACCGGCAGTGAACTCATCTGGGTTCCATGAATCGACACCATCAACGCCACCGTCACCACTCTGAATAGCGTAACTGTATACCGTGTTGGGACTGGTCACAGTATACCCAGTATTACTCATGTCTACTATGATCCTAGATTATAAAATTTATAATATCACACCACCCTGACGAGGTCGCTCAGCTCTTATATCAATATTTTTAACAGTGAAGAAGTTTGCCCGCACTTCATACGATTCTACTAAATCAATTGCACGTAGTGCCCGCGATACATACACATTCCCATCCACGACCAGTTTATTATTTCCCGTATCGTGAATATGTACGTTCGACCCAATTTGTAACGTAGCCACCGGTGTTTCCGCACCGATACCGATACCGACGTTACCTGCGGTATAATAAATACTTCCATTAGACTCTTGCCATAGTGTATTCACGGGTGGGTTAACCCACGAGGGTATATTTCCAGACACTGTGAGTATCTGTGAAGGTGTCCCGATTCCGATTTTTGAGAGTGTATTCGTACCGTTAGCGTAAATAATATCACCTGTGTTAAAAACCGTGATACCCCCCGAACTACTAACAATTTTATTATTTATTATGGTTGTGATCAAATTCTTTTGGACTGTATTCGCGAATTCGAGTTGTTCAATCCGGTCAACGTTAGAAGCGAGGTTGGACCAAATATTCACATTTGAAACTTCGAGATTAGAAATACGTAGGGCGTTCGATGTCATATCACTACTTAAAGCGATACCGGTTAGGGTTGTACCATCACCATAATATTTCTGAGCCGTAACATTTCCAGTTACGAGAACGTTTCCACTCGCACTTAGCGATGTTACTGTATTCAAAAATCCTATAGACTGATCAGTCGTAGGTCCATTTACAGTGACCTGCTGTAAATTGCCAACTTGACCACCAGTTAAAGTGATCGCTTGCCACCCCAAAATACCAGGTGCGGTGACCGTTAACACATGTCCAGTAGTACCACCGATTGGTAAATTTTCAGCTTCTATATTCACGTCTGCGTATATGATATCACCTTGTGCTTCAAGTATAGAACTCAGATCTACACCACCACCACCGGTGTATTTTTGTGTGGACCGTCCAACCGAACACCGGGTCATCTTATATATGTACGAGACATTTTCCGACTGGAAAGTCGCCCGGTTCGGGTTTTTGGTCTGGGATATTAAACCCACCTTGTTTATACACGCGCAAACGTTTGTTATACATTGCAAAAAATACCGACCAGTGATCTAATATATCGTAGATATGTGGATTATTTTTTTTTCCAGTCGTCTCTCTCATGATACGCCCGATAGATTGGACGATATCAGATTTCGGGGTCGCGAGAATAACCGTGTCAAGACTGGGAATGTCAAGTCCTTCATGTGCCTGA